GAATGAGAACGAGCCGCGTTCGCCGGCTGTGCTGGGGCCTGCGCCGAAGTGGATGTCCGCCGAAGCGAAAGAGCGGTGGAAGTTGGTCGGTCAGCAACTGCTTGCGGCTGGCGTTCTCACCGAGATGGATCACACGTTGTTGGAAATCCTTTGCGTCACCTACAGCCAATGGCGGAATGGCGATAAGGCCGCGGCGAGGGAGCTGCGGATGCAACTGGTCGAGTTCGGCATGACGCCTTCGAGCCGCAGCAAGTTGGTTGTGTCGAGCGATCAGCATGAGCAAGACGAGTTTGAGCAGTTCCTGAAGGTACACGCGTGAACGTAGACGAAGCGACAAAACGCTGGACGAAATCTGCTGCTGATGAGGCAGCGGTGGCGGAAGGCTGTCGCTTTGACGAAGGCAAGGCGGAGCATGTTCGCACGTTCTTCCGTAAGTTCCTTCGCCATTCCAAGGGGCAGTGGGCTGGAAAGCCGTTTGAGCTTTTGGACTGGCAATGGGAAGGCGTTGTTGCGCCGCTGTTTGGTTGGCAGCGAGAGAATGGAACCAGGCGATACCGCAAGGGCTACATCGAGATTCCCAAGAAGAATGGCAAGTCGGCGCTTGGCTCTGGCCTAAGCCTCTACATGCTGGTCGGCGACAACGAACCAGGAGCGGAAGTTTACAACGCCGCGGCTGATCGTGAGCAGGCGAGCATTGTGTTCACCGAGGCAGCAAACATGGTCGAGGCCAGCCCGGCGCTGGCTAGTCGGCTGGAGGTGATTCGGTCTAAGAAACAGATTTCACATCGGTTGCAAAAGGCATGGTATCGGGCGCTGTCTGCGGATGTTCCTACCAAGGAAGGATTAAACATTCACTTCCTGCTGTTCGACGAGCTTCATGCCCAGAAGACTCGCGATCTGTGGGACACGCTAACTTACGGCGGTGCGGCAAGGCGGCAGCCATTGTTTCTGTCGATCACAACGGCTGGCTACGACAAAGAATCGATTTGTTACGAACAGCACAACTACGCCAAGAGTGTGCTGGAGTGGCGTTCACAAGACTGGAGTTTCTTTCCGTTCGTTGCGGCGGCTGATCCAGAGGACGATTGGAAGCTTGAGTCAACCTGGCGTAAGGCCAACCCAAGCTATGGCGTGACGATTTCTGAGGACGACTTTAAAGAGTCATGCCGCGAAGCACAAGAATCCCCAGCCAAGGAGAACGGGTTTCGCAGGTATCGATTGAATCAGTGGACCGAACAAGACGTACGCGCGATCCCAATGGACCAATGGAAGGCGGCGCACGAGGCGTTTAACCCGGAGTGGTTTCGCGGCGAGCCGTGCTACGCCGGGCTGGACTTGGCGAGCAAGCAGGACGTGACGGCGCTGGTGCTCTGTTTCGAGCGGGAAGGCAAGGCGTATTGGCTTTCGTTCTTCTGGGTGCCGGAAGGCGCGTGCAAGGATCGAGAGCGTCGGAACAAGACGCGATTCGACGAATGGATTCGCCGCGGTTCGATGGAACAAACCAACGGGAACATGACCGACTACAGCTTCATCCGCCAGAAGTTGAACGACTTAAAGGCTATCTACGACATCCGCGAAGTCGCCTACGACCCGTGGAACGGCGGGCAGTTGGCGTTGCAGCTTGCCGAAGAAGACGGCTTTACGATGGTCGAGTTTCAGCAGGGCTACAAGAGCATGAGCGACCCGACTAAGGAAGTGCTGGCTCGATTGGCGAACGGCACACTAGCACACGACGGCAATCCATGCCTGAACTGGATGGCCGGCAACTTCGCGGTGGAGACGGACGCGGCTGGGAACTTGAAACCGTCCAAGAAGAAGAGCACGGAAAAGATCGACGGGATTGTGGCAGGGGTCATGGCGTTGGGCCGAATGATCGTCGCGCCAATGGAACAAGGCAGCGTCTACGACACCCCAGGGAGTTTGTCACTGTGACGGAAGAGAAGCGACCGAATGCCTATAATTGGCTGCCGTCAGTGGTGCGCAATGCGGCATTATCTGGCGGCACGGTGATGGCATTCGTGGGGTTGTGGTGGGAGCGCCCGTCGGCGGCGTTGTTTGTGGTAGGAGCGGCGCTCGCAGCGGTCGGTGCGTGGAGCACTCGGCAGGCGGTTTTGATTACGACAAACCAGGCGGAAACCGATGATCGCTGAAATCCTCTTTGGTCGGCGCGAACGCGCTGCAATCAATCAGCAGCTCGGGCATCCGCGCGCCGGCATGGATTGGCTCGGCGGCAGCAACACGCTGGCGGGCGTGCCAGTTGATGAGAATACGGCGATGAACTATGCCGCGTGCTGGGCTGCTACCCGCTGGATCACGGCGTCCATTGCGCACCTGCCGTTCAATCTCTATAAAGACAAGCCGGGCGGCGGCAAGGAAATCGCTTGGAAACACCCGGTTCATCGGCTGATTTACGCCGAGCCGAATCGCGGGCAAAGCTCGATGATGTTCCGTGCGTCGATGATGCAGCAGCAGATTAACGCCGGGAACTGCTACGCCGAGATTGAGCGCACGAACGGCGGCACAGTCGTGGCCTTGCACGCGATTCACTTTTCGCGTGTGACTCCGCGTGAGGGCGACAACGGCTACGTGTACGAAGTCTGGAATCGAAGTGGCCGCCCGTCGTTTGTTGACGAAGCGGATATGTTCCATGTACCGAGCCTGATTAGCGACGATGGTGTGATTGGCAAAGGCGTGGTTCGGGCGGCTCGTGAGTCGATCGGATTCGGGCTCGGGACCGAGCGACATGGAGCGGCGTACTTTGGCAACGGCGCACGGCCTAGTGTGCTGTTGGAACACCCTGGCAAGCTGAGTGACCCAGCGAGAAATAATCTCCGCAATGAGTGGGTTGAAACACATGGCGGGCCGGACAAGTCGGGCAAGCCGGCTGTGTTGCAGGAGGGGATGAAGGCTTCAATTCTCTCGATTAGTCCGGAGGATTCACAGTTTCTGCAAACGCGGCAGCACAACGTCGAGGAAATCGCCCGCTGGTACGGCGTTCCTCCGCATAAGATTCAACATTTGCTGCGGGCTACATTTTCAAACATTGAACATAGCGCTATCGAAGCTGTCACCGACTCGCTGATTCCCTACGCAAAGCTCTGGGAACAAGAGGTCTGGCGCAAGCTGTTGACGCCGAAAGAGCAAGAGGTTTACTACGCCAAGCACTTGTTCGATGCGTTGCTTCGCGGCGACTTCAAGACCCGCACCGAGGGGCTCGCCTTGCAATTCCAGAACGGTGCATTGGACTTGGATACCTGGGCGGAAATCGAAGACCGCAACCCGATCGGCGGCGAGGAAGGCAAGGCTCGATTCGTCCCGCTGAACATGACCACGCTGGAACGCGCTGTCAAAGGCGAGCCGGAGGTTGTCGAAACCATCCCAACCAACACGCCGCCACCCGCTGAGGTTGATCCAGAAGACGATGACGAAGAAGCGCGCACCGCTGCCCTAGACGTGTTCAACGAAGCCGTCGCCCGCATGGTGGCGATGGAATGTGACGCTGCCGAACGAGCCGCCAAACAACCCGGCAGCTTCCTGGATAAGGTCGAGGCGTTCTACGCGGACCACGAGGAGCGGATGCGGAAGGTGCTGCAAAAGCCGCTGGCGTGCGTTAAGGCGGTCTGTGGAGAATGCCGGCCGCTGAGTGAACTGGTTGCCGAGCATTGCGCAGAATCAAAGCTGGCGGTTGTGGAGGCGTCTGACGTATCGGCGGCGGAACTGGCGGCGAGCGTGGCCAAGTGTGTCGCCGGCTGGCAAACACGAATCATTGATCCTTTGTTGAGCGAGGTCGCTGCATGACGGAGGAACAAAGGCGACAAGGATTGGTTGAAGCTGCGAAAGACCTTTGGGTTGCCGCATCAACAGGCGTCGGGATTGATGAAGCAATGGAACACCTGCACATTCTCTACGGATGCCCACGGGTGGCAGAGCCGCAGGGCGTGCTTTACGCAAACACAGGGGAGCGCCGGCACCGGCGGAAAGTATGAACGCTGAGAAACTGAACTGGCTGGCCCGGCATGGGGATATTTGGGCGCTGTGGCAGGACCGTGCATCGGTGCTGTTCGCCGAAGCGATGGGCGAGGAAGCCCGCAAGCCGGCGATGCCCAAGGTATCGGGGACCGTGGCGGTGATGCCGCTCTTTGGCGTGCTGACCCAAAAGGGCGATTGGTGGGGAACCTCGACCGAGGCATTCGGGCGGGCGTTCTCTGCTGCGCTTGCGAGTGACAATATCGCAGGCATCGTCATTGACGTGGATTCGCCCGGCGGCAGCGTGTACGGAACTGCCGTGCTGGCCGACAAGATTTTCGAGGCTCGCGGTAAGAAGCCAGTCGTGGCGATTGCGAATTCGCTGGCGGCGTCGGCGGCGTACTGGATCGGCTCGGCGGCTGAGAAGTTCGTCGTGACTCCAGCCGGTGACGTGGGCTCAATCGGCGTCTGGTCGGCTCACGAGGACTGGAGCAAGTACCTGGAGGAAATGGGCATCAAGACCACGATGGTTTCGGCAGGGCGATACAAGACCGAGGGGCATCCCTACGGCCCACTGGACGAAGAAGCCCGTGCCGAGATGCAACGTCGCGTCGATGCGTTCTACGACGACTTTATCCAGGCTGTGGCGCGTAACCGTGGCGTGCGGACGCCGGCAGTGCGGAACGGCTTCGGGCAAGGGCGAGTCGTCAACAGCAAGGAAGCCGAAGCGGAAGGCATGGTAGACGGCGTGATGAGTCTGGACGAAGTGTTGCGCGGCATGGTTGGCTCTGTTCGCCGTCCGGTGAGCAAGGCCGTGGCGTTGGACGTCGAACGGGAATTGCACGCCGCCTATGTGGGGGCCATTGAACTGGTCGAGGTTGCGGCAGAATCGACCGCGACGGAAGAAGAGACCGAGAAGCGGCAGGCCGAACGCGAGGCCCGTGTGGCGGCATTGCGGGCGTCTGAGCGAGAGGGTCGGTTGAAAGAAATGGAGTCGGTGTGATGGAGAATCGTGGTTGCGGAAATTGCCTGTATTACCACCCTGTAACGATCGACGGGCAGTGTCGTAGGTTTCCGCCATGCGCACGTCCGATCCGATCGCATGATTCGGAAGGCGGCGACTTGCCGTTTTGCTTCCCGCTGGTTCGTCCAAGCATGTGCTGCGGGGAGTGGAAATCGAATGAAATCACGGCAGTCGATTTACTGAAAGCGAAGGCAAACCTGAAACCTCAATTCACGGACGGATAATGAACGCCGGCGATCCCTGCCCAGAGTGCAAGGCGTACCTCAACGTCTATGCCACCAAAATTATCGAGGGAACGCGTAAGCGGTACATCCGCTGCCGCGCCTGTGGTTTCACGCCAACTGAGAACATCGTCACGATTCCACTGGCGCAATCGCCACGGCAGCCGACGAAGCACTGGCAAAAAAACCGTACTACGGTAGTACGAAGCAATCAATCAACTCAATCCGCCTAGGGTATAAATCAAGTGCGGCGAGCAATTGCCGCAACAACTTACTTTCCAACCTATGCACTCCACGAGTCAGTAGTTCGCACGGCGAACGAACGCGAAGTCGAGTGACGTAGTCTCCAGCACGCACGGCGAGCTGAGCTACTCGCAAGGTTCTTTTTTGAACTTTGCCGGTTGCCAGCGCACCGTGCGTTTTCGCGTTTCTGTGCCTTGCTGGTTCCGGCGTAACCAGTGGGGGACAGGGTTATGGCTTCGATTCAGGAGCTGCGCGAGGCGGTTAATCAGGCTCGTGCCGATGCGATCGCGATTAACGAAAAGGCGAAAGCCGAAGGCCGCGACCTGACTGCCGAGGAAATCGGCCAGTGGGAATCGGCGAACGACGCCTTTGATAAGGCGCGTGAGGACTTGGAAAAGGCGAACGCCGCGCAGGCGAACGCCGAATCGCGGGCAGGCAAGCTCGCGGAAATGGAAGAGTTCCTCACCAAGTCGCCCGGCAAAAAGACCGACGCCAATACGCCGGCGAAGGGCAAAGAGCACGCCGAGGAACAGCCTCCGCAGAAGCTGCCCAGCTACGCCATGAGCAAGGCGTTCAGCAAGTTCCTCATCAACGGCGAACAGTCGCTGTTGCCGAACGAGCGGGCCGCGATGCAAGTGGATACCGCCATTCAGGGCGGAACGCTTGTGCTGCCCGAGCAGATGGTGAACCAGCTCATCAAGTTCGTTGATGACCGGGTTTACATGCGGCAAATCTCGACCGTCATTCCGCTCACCAATGCGGATAGCGTCGGCGTGCCTTCGTGGGACACCGATCCCGGCGATGCGGTCTGGACCCCGGAAGTCGGCGCGTACTCCGAGGATAGCTCGGCCCGCACCGGAAAGCGCGTTCTCAAGCCGAGTTTGCTGACGAAGGGCATCAAGATTTCCCGCACTCTGTTGCGGAAGTCGGTGTTCCCGGCGGATCAACTTGTCATGCAGCGGCTGGGCTACAAGCTCGGCATCGCCTGCGAGAACGGCTACCTCAACGGCAATGGCTCTGATGAGCCGTTGGGTGTGTTCACTGCATCGGCGAACGGTATCAGCACCGGGCGCGACGTGAGCACGGACAATACCACGACAGAGATCAAGGCCGACGGCCTGATTAACGCCAAGTTCTCGCTCAAGGCTCAATACCAGATGAGCCCGAGCTGCCGCTGGATTTTCTCACGCACGGCGGTTCGCAACATCCGCAAGTTGAAGGACGGCAACGGCCAATACCTCTGGCAAGCCGGCCTGGCTGGCAATCCAGACACGATTCTGGAAGTCCAGTACCTGATGAGCGAGTACGCGCCGAGCACGTTCACGTCTCAGCTCTACGTCGGGATCATCGGCGACTTCTCCTTCTACTACATCGCCGATTCGCTGCAACTCGAATTCCAGCGCCTCGACGAACTCTACGCCGGCAACAGCCAAGTGGGCTTTATCGCGCGGCTTGAATCGGACGGTATGCCGGTTCTCGAAGAGGCTTTCGCTCGCGTGAAGCTGGCCTAGTCAACAGCACAACCAACCGAGGAATTTTGATATGTCCGATCTTTTGAATTCAACGCAGCAAATTCTCTGCAAGACCGCAGTTGCTGCCGGGACTTCCGACATCACCGATGCCACGGCTGTCGATACGTCAGGCTACAACGGCGTGATGTTCATCTTCGCGTTCGGAACCATCACTTCCGGCGCAGTTACGACCGTCAAGGCGTGCGGGCTCGATACCAGCTCGCCGACCACCACGACCGACGACTTGGCCGGAACCGGGTTGTCGGTCGCTGATTCGCTCAGCGACAAGATCGTTGTGATGGACATCTACCGTCCCACCACGCGATACGTCCGCCCGTGGGTGGATCGTGGCACTCAAAACGCCGTCGTTAACAGCATCACCGCGATTCTTTACGACCCGATCAAGGTTCCGACCACGGCGCATTCCAGTGTCGGTGCGAGCGAACTGACGGTCAGCCCGATCGCCGGCACTGCCTAATAGCGGCTTGAACAACTGAATCCAACGGAGGTCAAGTCGTGAGTGATTACAACGGCAAGGTGAGGCGCACCCAAGGCGGCGATGCACTCGTCGTCGAAAGCGGCGGCGTCATCACCGTGGAAAGCGGTGGCTCGATCACCGGCAAGCAGGTCCGCCATTCCAAGCGTTCGGTGTGGTTCAACCTGGACAACGGCAGCGGCACGACGATTGACGACGTGCTGATGACGCCTACCAGCGCCATCACGATTACCGCGGCTCGCATCATTTACGTCGATGCGACTACCGGGACCGTGGCGGCTGGTAACGCCAAGATCGGTGTCACGCTCGGCGGTGCTGAAGTCGTGGCGGCGACGGCTTACGAAAACTCGAAAGCGGTTGGCTCAACAACCGCCATGACGATCGTGGCTGGCGCTGTTGCGGCTGGGACTTCGGTGTTCGTGAGGCATACCGGCGTGGCGGCTACGGCAGCCGGCCAGGCGGTTGTCGAAATCGAGTACACGGTGGACGCGTAAATGTCCTACGTCGAAAGGCATGTAGTCTCGGTCACGACGGCGTCGGATGGGTCGGCCACGGCCTATACGCCCGTCGTCACCGGGCGCATTCACTCCATCGCCTACGTCAAAAACAACTTCTCCAACGGCGTCGATTTCACGATCACGCTGGAGGCGACTGGGCAAACGGTGTGGACGCAATTGAATGTCGATGCGTCAGCAACCGTGCTGCCGCGAGCCGCAACGCATGACACGGCTGGCGTTGCTTCGTTGTACGCATCAGGCGGTGAGCCGGTCGAGGATTGCGTTTGTGCGGCGAATGACCGCGTGAAGATCGTCATCGCCAACGGCGGCAGTGTCACGAGCGGAACCTTTCACGTCATTTTGAACTAGCAATGCCTTCGCTAACTCGCACCGTTGTCGCGGACTCGCAAGAGCCGGTCTCGGTCGATGATTTGCGAACGCACGTCAAGAGCGTGGAAGACGACGATGACCTGGGGATTTATCTAACAGCGGCACGACGGGCCATCGAGGAAGAGTACGCCACGGCGTTGATCCCTCAGACCTGCGTGCTGCGGCTGGACAGATTCCCCTACGACGGCTGCTACGGAGAGATCGAACTACGCATCGCGCACGTCACGTCGATCACCAGCATTACCTACGTCGATACGAACGGCGCAACGCAGACGCTTTCGGGGAGTAATTACTTAGCGGACATCTACAGCACACCGGCGAGAATCCGCCCAGCCTTCGGGTTGAGTTGGCCATCGACGCGTGAGCAGATGAACGCGGTGACGGTGACGTTTGTGGCCGGATACGCCACGCCTGACGCGGTTCCGTTCAACACCAAGGCGGCAATTCTGTTGCTCGCTGCGGAGTTGAATGACAAACGCGAGCCGACAGTGACGGGAGCGACCATCGCCAAAGTGCCGGGATTCGAGTCGCTGCTGATTACGGAAAACTGGGGCGCGTATAGCGGCAGCCGATGAGCCACCTCAAACGCGGAGCCGGCGCACTCAGGCACAAACTGACCATCCAGCAGCGTATCGAAAACCCAACCGACGGCGCAAGCGACCCCTACTACGAAGACATCACAACCGTCTGGGCCAGCATCGAGCCATTGAGCGGACGCGAGTTGTTCCTTGCTCAACAGGTGCAAGCCACGACAAACCACATGATCCGGATGCGGTTCAACAAAACACTAGAGCCACGGCATCGCTTGCACTTCCTGGATAAGCGACGAGACAAGCATCGCTACTTCAACATCGACCGGATTGCAGACGACCCGGACAGCTCCGGCACTTACTTGGACGTGTACGTGACGGAATGGGTTGAAGCGCCGACGGCGCAGGGGGCGGCGAATGCCTAGCGCAGTTCAGGTGACTGGAGTCGATCCGCTCTTAAAGCGGCTTGCGGAGTTGCCGAAGAAGCTGCGCAACAAGCATCTTCGCAAGTCGATGCGAAAAGGCGGAAAGACGGTGTTGGCGAAAGCCAAAGAGCTGGTGCCAGTCGATGCAGACGGACATCAGTTGCCAGGCGGGAAGCATCTTCGCGACACATTGAAGCTGCGAGTAGCGAAGCCACGGAATCGAGGGGAAATCTCGTTTAAGGTGATGACTGGTACGCGGCAGGAACTCGGGATTCCTGCTGACGAAAAGGGTTATTACCCGTTCGCATTGGAGTATGGAGACATTCTGGACTGGCAGCCAATCCCGTATATGCGACCGGCATACAAGGCGACTGAGGGGCGAGTCATCGACGACGTTCGCAACGACGTGGCAGCAGCGATCGAAACGGAATTGAAATGAGTTTGCTCGGCGAAATTCGCGGTAAGTTGGCGGCAACATCGGCGGTAACGTCGCTGGTGCCTGCCGAGCGGATTTTGCAAGAGAAGAGCCCGCAAGGTGGTAGTTATCCAGCAATCGTTGTTACGTCACCGGACACAGTACACGGACACGACTTGAGCGGCGCAGCGGGATATGCGGACGTGTCGGTAGACGTGCATATCTGGAGCCGAAACACGACTGACCGAGACAACGTGTCAGAGCAAGTCCGCCTGGCGTTGGTTGGTTACTCCGGCTTGTTGACGACGCTGCGAACGCAAGGGATCACGTTAGAGGACGATGCGGCGAATTGGGAGTCTGACCGCATGGGCGGGCAGAATGGTTTCTTTCATCGCGTGCTGCGTTTCATGGTAATGAGCGCGGAAGCGGTTCCAACATAGGTGAAACATGCCAACAGTATTTCGCGGCAAGGGAACGATTGTTCGCATGTCTTCGGCGGCGGACACCGGCGAGACCGTCATCACGCAAATCGTGAGTGTGTCTCTGCCTGGCATGGAGATGGGGACCGTCGAAACGACCGACCTGTCGATGACGTGGCGCGACTTTGAATCGACCATCCTGAGTGGTGGTTCTGTCTCGTTGACGCTGAACTGGGACCCGGACGCGGCATCGCACGATACCACGATCTGGACTGTGTTTAAGGACGGAACGAAGTATTTCCACGAGATCGAATTGCCGGCGAACACCGCTGGAACGGGAACAAAGAAGTTCATTAACTTCCAAGGAATCATCTCCCAGTTTGACCCCAGCAGCGCCGTCACCGTGGACAGCATTTACCAACTCAACGTCACACTTCAGGTATGCGGTGCGGTCACCATCGCTAGCAGCTAATGGGTCTTGCAGAACAAATTGACGCGGCCAATGACAATAAGTTGGTCGCCGTGGAAGTCGAGGAATGGGGCGTCACGGTCTACTTGCGCGTCGAGAGCGCGTACACCGTTGAGCAAATCAGCGAGCGACTCCAAAAGATCGCGAGCGGTAGTCGCCGGGATTCAAGCTGGCGGGCGTGGGTGCTGCATCACTTTCTGTGTGATGCGGACGGAACCTTGCTCTATCCAGGCGACGGATACAAGCGTCTGGGGCAGAAGAGCTTCGCTGTCATTCGTCGGCTGTACGAAATCGCCGAACGCATCAATGGCCTGAAGGCAGACGACGAGGAAGATGAGGAGTTAAAAAAAAGCTCGACGGAGCCAGAGAGCGACTCTGGTACAGACTATCTCTCGTGATGGGCCGGACGGTCACGGAACTCAAACACTCGATGACGGAGCGTGAGTTTCGCGGCTATCAGGCTTATTGGGAGAAGGAGCCGTTCGGCGACGAGGGTCGGCAGATTGCCCAAGTGGCGTTTCTGATCTACGCGGCCAATGGCGGCAACCGAACCAAGCGGCTCAATGTCGAGGACTTTATGCCGCGAATCGTTAAACAGCAAACCGGAGACGACGTAGCGGCGTCACTGTTGGCGTGGGCTGAGTCGATGCAATCGAAGGCCAAAGGTGATAGTCAGGCGGTATAATGCAACAATGAAAATGGCCCCGCGCAGTGTGAATGCCGGGGCCGTGGTCCAATTCTTCTGAGGAGAACTGAACGTGAGCATTCTTGATGAGATTCGTGCGCAAGTCAAGGTCGATGGCGTGACCGGATGCTGGATGTGGCAGGGAAACATTAGCCCAGCCGGCTATGGGCAAATGCACTTTCGCGGCGTATGCACCGGAGTTCATAGAGTTGTATACGAAATGAAGAGTGGAACACCACCACCGCGGGGCATGGTTGTGTGTCATTCGTGCGATGTTAAAGCGTGCTGCAATCCAGATCACTTGTGGCTGGGGTCATATTCGGACAACTCGAACGATGCGTCCGAGAAGGGGCGTCTTGTTGTTGGCGAGAAACATCACAATGCAAAACTGAGCGCATCCCAAGTTCAAGACGCCAGGGACAGACACGCCTCTGGCGAATCAATTAGGGCTATTTCTCGTGGGCTCGGAGTTTCCAAGAAAACAGTTGCTCTGACGGTGAGTGGAGAAACGTGGGCTCATGTTGCCGGAGAACCTGTCACGCTGGCTGGAATTCCACGAGGCGAAGCAATCAAGCAATCGAAGCTCACCGAGTCATTAGTTCGTGAGATTCGGGCTCGAAATAAGGACGGCGAGTCGCAACGCTCGATTGCAAGGTCGCTGGGCGTGAATCATTGGACAATCGCGTGCGCGTGCTCTCGAAAGACGTGGGCGCACGTCGATTAGCGATAATGGAGGTGTGCTATCGCAAAAGCAGGCGCGATTGAAGTCTTCTTGAATGCCAACACCAAGGGCTTCGATGCCGGTGTATCTAAGGCGCGCAAGGGAATCACTGGGCTCGTTAAGGGATTTGCCGACATTCACGGCGCGTTGAATGTTGTTCAGCAGGGTTTCGCAGCGGCTGGCAAGGTGGTTGGCGCTTTCGCCGATCAAGTCGAGCGGCTAGACGAAATCGGCGACACCGCCGAACGGTTGAGCGTTACCGCAGACTCGCTCGTCAAATTACAGCGTGCGGCTGAAATCACTGGCGGAGATGTAGATGGAGTTGCTAAGTCGCTAGCCATTCTACAGCGCAATCTCGGCGATGCGGCTGGTGGGCAGGGCGGCGCATTAAAGGCGCTGCAAAAGCTCGGCTTGAACGCCCAGGAGCTGGTCAAGCTCGACCTGGATGAATCGTTCCGCAGGATCGTGGAACGTATCTCAGAAAT